GATTGAAGTATTGCCAAAGTTTGATCCAAAGAAAGAGCAGGCGGATGGAACTGTTCTGGTAAGAATGACCAGAGACAATTTCAGATACGACATTCAAGGACAAACATTTACAAAAGAACACCCTTTTGTAGCACTACCTGAAGAAAAAGCTCAAAAGATTTTTGACGTAGATTCAGAAGGATTTAGAGTTGCAACCCCAAGAGAAGTTCAAGAGTTTTATAGCTAAAAGCAATAAGGAGGAGTGGATCAATGTCCGAAGTATTAATAGGTACCAACTCACCAGTGTCTCATCAGATATTTTGGCAAGGAGAGGTTACAGATTCAGATTCTCTCCCAACTGTAAAAGTTTATGATATTACAGAAGACCCTTCAATTGTTCCATCAATAAGTCCTTCTACAATTTTAACAACTTTAACATCCGTTAAAGACGAAACAAATGTTGGATTATACAATGCCTATATTCCTTTAAGCTTAACTGCAAGAAATAGAGTTTTAAAGCTAGAGTGGAATTATGCTATATCGGGATCTCTTGTTTCTAAAAGTCAAGATGTTTCTATTGTTACTCCGTATACGGATCTATCTCAGATGTATCAAGACCTTGGAATAAGTTCTGATCCATCTGACCCATCTTACAAGTCCTATAAAGAACTACAGGCTGCAGAAAATTATGCACGTAAAAAAATTGAAAACTATACAGGACAATCATTTTATTTATATGATCATGTAGAGTTAGTTTATGGATCTGGATCTGATGTCCTTCCTACGCAACAAAAAATTAATTCAATTTATAAGCTTTACATAAATGATGTTCTTCTTTATGACACTTTAAACTCTATAAATAATTGGGGCCTTAGTTTAGAAGTATCTGAAACTGGATATGGAATTAAGGTTAACAGAGCAAACTTATTAGATAACTCCACGTACATTGCAAATGGGATGGTACCACCATCTTTTAATGATTATGGAACAGGCGCATTTGTCCAAAATATAAAATATAAAATTGTAGGAAAATTTGGATGGGGCAAAGTTCCAAGGGCAGTTGATTTAGCGTGTATTGAACTTATTAAAGACTTTTTCTCTAACGATAAAGAATGGAGAAATAGGTACTTAAAAACCATACAGACATTCGACTGGAATTTTGAGTTTAATGCACAAGCTTACACTGGCACAGGAAACGCATATGCAGACCAGCTTTTGTCAGACTATGTCTTAACTCAATCGGTAATAATTTAATGAATAATTTAATAGACTCTTTACTTTCTATGAGGCTAGATGTATACAGGCAAATAGATTCTCAAGATGAAAATACTGGCGCCATCAAAAAAGAATGGATCTTTTATAAAACAGTGAATTGCCATGCAAAGGGGGTTATAAGTAATTCGGCAACTTCAAGAGGCAGTGATCGACAAGTGTTTTCTAATAAATATTCCAATGAACAAATATTGCAAATTAGAACCCTAGATAAATTAACAGCAAGAGACAAAATAACTAATATTCGTGATTCTTCAAATAGAGCCATTTGGACAGAGATAAATTATCCAAACGAGACTCCAACAGTTTTTGAAATTATAGGAACAACTCCAATAACAGACCCATTTGGTAAGTCTATTGGATTTAATACATCTGTAATGAGATCGGAGAATCAACAAATTGGACTATAATGGAATGTTACTCCAAGCAGCTAGCGGCCTAGAAAGATTGGCCGTCGGCAGTAATTCTCGTGATAAAACAGTATTTAAAGATAGCACAGTTGCTCAGGTTTCGGCATATGTGTATTACGAAGCAAATGTTATAGCCAAGCTTACTAGCAATAAAGCATTTCAAAACAAATTTAGCAAAACAATATTTACTCAAATAAACAAAGATTTTCCAGAGCATATTGATTCTCAAGCAAGGGTAAAGCCAAAATCTTTTCACCATGTTTATGAATGGAAAAAGACTGGAGATTCATCTTCCAGGCTATTTAAATTAAATAAGTTATCTCAAGATGGATTATCATTTTCTATTGACTATGAATTTTTGCCTTCTAGAACTGCCGTGCCAACAAGAATGAGTGGCAAAAAACATGTGTTTGCAAATAAAGCTTTTATTATGGAAAAGGGAGAGCCTCTAATAATCTCTCCAAGGTCTTCTAAGCGACTTGTTTTTTCTATGGATGGAGTTACTGTATTTATGCCAGAAGGGGCTTCAGTGACCGTTAGAAGGCCAGGAGGACCCTCTGTAAAGAACTCCTTTGGATTGTATTACTCTAGATTTTTTAGCGGCGAGCTTGTAAATAATTCAATTAAAAAATCAGGATTTCAAAAAATGTTTAATAGTTCTATTTCAAAAGCTTTAGGCGTTCCATCAAATATAAAAAGAGTTCAATATTCATTTTCTCCAAACTACATTCGCTCTCAAGCAGATATGGCTCTTACTCAAGCGTTTGGGGGGTCTTTATAATGGCCAACTATAAATTAGACGCTTCAATAGAAATAAGAAAATATTTGTGGGATCAAATTTTAACTATAGGCCTATTAGAGGCAGACGATTATTATTCGGACAATTTGGGTGAATCTATTGTTCCAATTATTCCAGTTCAACAAGCTCCAGAAATGAATCAATTCTTGAGCGGTAAAACTCATATTGTTTATGACAAAGTTGGAATGTCTTATGAAGACAACTGGATGATATGCTGTGAGCAAATACTATTTACAATATATTCAACAGATGTTTCTGAAATTAATCAGATTAGAAACTTCATGACAGACCTGTTTAGAAGAATGGATGATTCAGCAAAAGATATAAATCTTTGGTCAGGAGTCTCAGACAAGTTTAAGTTCTATAGCATTTTTGTGGCAGAAATATCTCCTACGGGACCATCTGAAGAAATTCAAGGTTTCTTGTCCTCAGACGTTATACTTGAAGTTAAATATTCCAGGATATCTGACGTAAACGGCAGGTTTCTGTAGGGTTTGCCTTTAGGCATTTTTTCCACTACAATTAGACAAGAGGAACGGCCTAGCCAGCCAAAAAAACTTAATATTTATGTTTAAAAAACAGGAGGTATAACAATGGCATTTAACAATGCAAAGAACATCCTTGTTGGTGCATCACCACTATTCGTATCAGTCAAGGATTCAACAGATCCAACATATGTTGAAAATATTTTGGATGTCGCAACAGGTGGAGTAACACTTGCTGCAAGAACATCAGCAGCCACCACACTCGGAGCATCTGCCCTAGTGCGTAACGTTGGTTTTACTAACAATGGTCTTCAGATCACTTATAACCCAACATATGATTCAGTAACCGTAGATCAGCTTCTTGACACAGCTAAACTGTTCAAGTCAGCAATGGAGGTTATGATTGCAACCGAAATGTCTGAAGGAACACTCGCAAACGTTCTTTTGGTATTCGGACAGGGAGCATCAACCCTTACAAAAGATGGTGCAGCATCAACAGATGCATATCCTACAAAGGGCGCAACAAGTGCAGACGATAAGACTCTAACACTTGGCCTTGAGGCTGGAGCACTTGGCGTTCAGCCAACAGAGCGTCAGTTGTTTGCAGTTGGTCAAGCACCAACTCTTGCAAAGAGCGCATCATCAGAAGTTGCAGCATCAACAGAGCGTGTATATTATGCACGTCGTGTTCTTTCTGTACAACAGTCACAGTTCTCACTAGCACGTAATACACCAACAACTTTCCCAGTAACATTCCGTCTGCTTCCAGACGCTAATTATGCTGGATCAGAGTATGGTAAGATTATTGACCGAGTTCTAGCTTAATTAATTTATTAATTAACAGGGCCCTCCAGAAATGGGGGGTCTTCTGTTTGTAGTGATAATATCTATATGTTATAATAATTAAGACTAGATCCTAGGAGGATTAAATTGGCAACAACAGTATATAATGTAGAAGAAGTCACCTTACAAAATGGTGCAGTAGTAAAACTTAAGCCTTTAACAATTAAAGAGCTTAGAAAGTTTATGCAAGCCATTCAAAGAACTGGTGAGGCAGTAACAGAAGACGAAACGCTAGACATTTTAATTGATGCAGTAGCAGTAGCACTAGAAAAGCAGCAACCAGAACTTGTAGCTAATAGAGATTTACTAGAGGATGCTCTAGATGTTCCAACCATTAATCGCATACTTGAAGTATGTGGTGG